AGAAACACACTTTTCAAAAGAAACGGAGGTGAAACCAGATGGCCACCAGAGGAAGAAAGCCCCTGCCAACGGCCCTGAAAGAACTGGAAGGCGACCGTGGCAAGGGCAGACGACCGCTGAACAAGGATGAGCCGACGCCGCCCCAGGACAACGTGAAGTGTCCTGCCTGGCTGATGCCGGAAGCAAAGAAGGAATGGAAGCGTCTGGCTCCCTCCCTGATTGCCATGGGTGTTCTCACCGAGCATGACATGGAAGCCTTCGCCGGATACTGTCAGGCCTACGCCCGGTGGCGGGAGGCTGAAGAGTTCCTGTCCCAGCACGGCACCATCTTCAAAACCCCAAGCGGTTATGTACAGCAGGTGCCGCAGGTCAGCATCGCCATGCAGAACCTGAAAATCATGCAGTCCTTCTGCTCGGAGTTTGGCCTGACGCCTGCCAGCCGGGCACGGCTCTATGCCAACAGCGGCGACAGCGCAGCCAACGACGATCCGATGGAATCCGTCCTGAAGGGAGGCTGGCAGGATGTTCAGTGAAGCGAAAGCCCGCCGGGTGACGCAGTTCATTGAGTGCCTGAAGCATACCAAGGGAGAATTCCACGGGGAGCCGTTCAAGCTGCTGCCCTGGCAGGAAAAGATCATCCGGGATGTGTTTGGCACCGTCCGGGACGATGATTCGTCCATGCGGCAGTACAATACAGCCTACATCGAGATCCCGAAGAAGAACGGAAAGAGTGAGCTCGGCGCTGCCATCGCCCTGAACATGCTCTGCAACGACGACGAGTGGCGGGCGGAGGTTTACTCCTGCGCCAGCGACCGTCAGCAGGCTGCTATCGTGTTCGATGTGGCCGTGGATATGGTGAAGCAGTCCCCGGCACTCAGCAAGCGGATCAAGATCATCCCCAGCACCAAGCGTATGGTGTATCAGCCGACCGGAAGCATCTATCAGGTGCTGTCCAGCGAGGTGGCCACCAAGCACGGTCTGAACGTCAGCGCCTGCATTTTCGACGAACTGCATACCCAGCCCACCCGCGCTCTATATGACGTTATGACCCAGGGCAGCGGTGATGCCCGGAAGCGGCCGTTGTGGTTTTTGCTGACGACAGCAGGCACTGACCGGAACAGCATCTGCTGGGAGGTTCATCAAAAGGCCTTGGATATCATTGAGGGCAGGAAAGATGATCCTCGCTTCTACCCTGTGCTCTACGGTCTGCCGGATGACGCCGACTGGACGGATGAGCGAAACTGGTACAAGGCCAATCCATCTCTCGATCAGACGATCTCCATTGACAAGGTGCGGGACGCTTTCCGAAAAGCCCAGGAAACGCCTGCCGATGAGAACATGTTCCGTCAACTGCGCCTGAACCAGTGGGTCAAGCAGAGTATCCGCTGGATGCCCATGGACAAATGGGATGAATGCGGCGGCGCTGTCAATGAGTATGAACTGGAAGGCCGCGCCTGTTATGCCGGGCTTGACCTTTCCAGCACCAGCGACCTGACGGCAATGGTACTGGTGTTCCCGCCAAGGGATGATGAAGAGCAGTACATCGTGCTGCCGTACTTCTGGCTCCCCGAGGACACCATGCAGTTGCGCGTCCGGCGCGATCATGTGATGTACGACAAATGGGAGCGGCAGGGCTTTATCCATACGACCGAGGGCAACGTGGTGCATTACGGTTTCATCGAGCAGTTCATCACAAAGCTGGGCGAACGGTTCAACATCCGGGAAATTGCCTATGACCGATGGAACGCCACCATGATGGTGCAGACCCTGGAAGACGACGGCTTCAACATGGTGCCCTTCGGACAGGGCTTCCGGGACATGAGTCCGCCCACCAAGGAACTGATGCGCATCGTTCTGGAGCGGAAGCTGAATCACGGTGGGCATCCGGTGCTCCGTTGGAACATGGACAATGTCTTCGTGCGCACCGATCCTGCCGGGAACCTGAAAATCGACAAGGAAAAATCCACGGAAAAGGTGGACGGCGCGGTTGCGCTGGTCATGGCACTGGATAGGGCTATGAAGAACCAGGGCGGCGAATCCGTCTACGATACCCGTGGATTTTTGATTATCTGACGGAGGTGCCAAATGCCCCAAAAACCAAGAAGGCCCTGCCGCTATCCCGGTTGTCCAGGCTTCTGCGAACAGGGTCAGGTGTTCTGTAAGGATCATATCGAATGGAGCAGCGACAGACTGCGTGGCGGCGCTGATGCCCGTGGGTACGACAGCCGCTGGCGTAAGGCCCGCGCTCTTTTCTTGAAGCAGCATCCGCTGTGCGCCTTCTGCCAGGCGGAGGGCAAGGTCGTGCCTGCAACAGTGGTGGATCATATTATCCCGCACCGGGGCGATCAGCGACTGTTCTGGGATCAAACCAACTGGGAGCCGCTCTGCAAGGGATGCCATGATAAGAAGACTGGAAGCGGACTGTAATCAGACGGTCAAGCTGCAATTTGTCAGTACCTGTTTCCATATTCTTTTCGTGCTTTTGCTGTCCATTTAGTGATGAACTCTGTCTTTGCGTCTGTATAGGCATCCCGGTTGTGTTCAAACTGCTTCCAAAGGCGCAGCTTCAATGCTTCGTATTCTTTTGCCACATCAGGATGCTCATTCAAATAATCACGGAAGTATAGTTCGTTATTGTCCCCAGCATATCGCAGATGGACATGGTACACCTTGTCAGCGAATCCATCCGGCGTATAGCCCTTATTGAGCGAAATCCTGGATGTGTCGGCTGACATGATGGTAAAACCGTTTTGTTCCAATATCCGCGCCGCATCGACCAGACGACCGCTTTCAGGAAATTCGATCATCACATCGATGATATTCTTGGCCCATATTCCCGCTATGGCAGTGCTTCCAATGTGGCTGATTCGATGAATGGGCCAACCTGCAAAAAGGTTCTGCAGCAAAAGTTCAATCTCTTTGTAGTCATCTGCCCACTTATCACTATGCTCGGCAAGAGAGATTGGAAACATCTCCCATAGCTCTTCTAAAGTCATTTCTGATAATTCTTTTCCCATATAATTCAGCACCCAGATCATGATATTCGGGCTGAAAGGCCCAATCCCACTATACCATGAAGGACTTCCAAAAGCCATTGAAAAGGAGTGAAACCCGCATGAAAAATCCCTTCACCGCCCTGTTCCGTGCGCGGGACAAGCCTCAGGATAGCGTCAGTGCCGCACCGACTTTCTACTTCGGCACCAGCGGTTCCGGCAAGGCGGTCAATGCCCAGACAGCGATCCAGCTTTCCACGGTGTACGCCTGCGTCCGGGTAATCTCGGAAACAGTCGCCAGCCTGCCGCTGGGTGTATATGAAGCCAAAGAAGATGGAAACCGCAAAGCAACGGAGCATCCGCTGTATCGCCTGATCCATGACGAGCCGAACAGCGAAATGACATCCTTTGTGCTGCGGGAGGTCATGCTGGCGCATCTACTCCTGTGGGGCAACAGCTACTGCCAGATCATCCGAACGGGCCGGAATAAAATCACAGGTCTATACCCTCTGTTGCCGGACAAGATGACGGTTGACCGGGATAAGAACGGCATCCTGACCTACTCCTATATGACCAATACCGGCCAGACGGTGGTGCTGTCTCCTGAGGATGTGCTTCATATCCCCGGCCTTGGCTTTGACGGCGTCATGGGCTACAGCCCCATCGCACTGGAGAAGAACGCCATTGGTCTGGGCATCGCGTCCGAGGAATACGGCAGCAAATTCTTTTCCAATGGCGCACGCCCTTCCGGCATCCTGACGCACCCGAACACCGTGAAAAACCCAAAGGCGCTGCGTGAAAGCTGGAACGCGGCCTATGGCGGATCATCCAACGCGAATCGGGTGGCAATCCTGGAAGAAGGCATGAAGTTTGAGCCCATGGCTGTACCCAACAATGAAGCACAGTTCCTGGAAACCCGCAAATTTCAGGTGGATGAAATCTGCCGGATCTTCCGGGTACCGCCCCACCTGGTCGGTGATCTGGAGCACGCTACATTCTCGAATATCGAACATATGAGCATTGACTTTGCCGTTCACACCATTCGCCCCTGGCTCGTCCGCATTGAGCAGGCCATGAACCGCGCCCTTTTCACCGATCAGGAGAAGGGGCGCTTTTATGTGCAGTTCAATATCGATGGTCTGATGCGCGGCGACTATAAGAGTCGGATGGAAGGCTATGCCGTTGCCCGTCAGAACGGTTGGATGAGTGCCAATGACATCCGAGCGCTGGAAAATCAGAATCCCATCCCGGCAGACCAGGGCGGTGACGCCTATCTGGTCAACGGCAATATGATCCCCATCACCTCCGCTATGAAGCAGCAGACCGATGATGCCACCGGGCAGGTTCAGCCTGAAAGAAGGGAGCGGATGTAGCCTTGATTGTTCCCAGTTTGATCATCATTGCCACACTCATATTACTCAGCCTCCTGCTGATGATTGCCATCAGCTGGACGCATCGACATTAAGGAGGAACCCTTATGCGTCATTTCTGGAACTGGGTCAAAAACGAAGATGAGACCCGCACCCTGTACCTGGAAGGCGTGATTGCCGAGGAAAGCTGGTTTTCCGACGATATCACGCCCGCCATGTTCAAGGAGGAGCTCTTCTCCGGGGATGGCCCCATTACCCTGCATATCAATTCGCCCGGCGGTGACTGCATCGCAGCCAGCCAGATCTACACCATGCTCATGGATTATCCCCATGACGTCACCGTGCAGATCGACGGAATGGCAGCTTCTGCCGCCAGCGTCATCGCCATGGCAGGCACGAAGGTATGCATGAGTCCTACCAGCATGATGATGATCCATAATCCCTTCACCATGGCCATGGGTGACACCGAGGAAATGCGGAAGGCCATCCAGTTGCTGGACGAGGTGAAGGAAAGCATCATCAACGCATACCAGATTAAGACGGGCCTCAGTCGGGATGAGCTCTCAAAGCTCATGGACGGCGAGACCTGGATGAACGCCCTGAAGGCCAAGGAGCTCGGCTTCTGTGATGAGGTGCTCTATACCGGAGACCTGGATCTGCCCGACAACGTGTCGGGTTTTTCTTTTGGTCGCCGGGCTGCAGCCGCCTGTCTCATGAACCGGGTGATTGCCACCCTGCCCAAGCCGGAACCGGCGCACCCGCCTGATCCGGAACCCACCCCTGAACCCGTTACCCCTGACAACCGAGTGAAAGCGGCAGACCTGATGAAAAGGCTGTCGCTTTTGAAATGATGAAGGAGGATATCACCATGAATCAGATTCTTGCTCTGCGCGAAAAGCGCGCTAACCTGTGGAATGAGACCAAGGCTTTCCTGGACAGCCATCGCGGTGAGGACGGCATGGTCTCCGCTGAGGACAACGCCACCTACGAGAAGATGGAGGCGGATGTTGTTGCCCTCGGCAAGGAAATCGAACGGCTGGAGCGGCAGGCCGCGATCGACCGTGAAATGGATCAGCCCACCGCTGTTCCGCTGGTTTCCCGGCCTGCCGCTGCCGCTGCCCAGAAGATGGGCCGAGCGTCCGATGAATATCACAATGCCTTCTGGGGCATGATCCGGAATCGCGCTGCCAGCCCTGCGGTCATGAACGCCCTGCAGATCGGCACCGACTCTGAGGGTGGCTATCTCGTGCCGGATGAGTACGAGCGCACCCTGGTGCAGGGCCTCGAGGAGGAGAATGTTCTCCGATCCCTGTGCACCGTCATCCAGACCAGCTCCGGCGACCGGAAGATCCCGATCGTCGCTTCCCACGGCACCGCGTCCTGGGTGGATGAGGAAGGCACCATTCCGGATAGCGATGACGCTTTCGGTCAGATCTCCATCGGCGCTCATAAGGTGGCCACCATGATCAAGGTGTCCGATGAGCTGCTGCAGGACTCTGTCTTCAACATCGAAAGCTACATCGCTTCCGAGTTTGCCCGCCGGATCGGCGCTGCGGAAGAGGAAGCCTTCATCACCGGCAATGGCACCGGCAAGCCCACCGGCCTGCTTCACGCCACCAATGGCGCGGGTACCGGCGTGACCACTGCGGGCACCACCATCGCCGCTGATGAGATCTTCGACCTGGTGCACTCCATCAAGAGTGTCTACCGGAAGAAGTCCGTCTTCCTGCTGAACGACAGCACTCTGAAGGCTATCCGGAAGTTGAAGGACGGCCAGGGCCAGTACCTGTGGCAGCCCGGCCTGAAGGAAGGCCAGCCTGACCTGCTGCTGAACTACCGGATCGTGACTTCTCCCTTCGTGCCGGAAATCTCCGCCGGAAACAAGGTGATCCTGTTCGGCGACTTCAAGTCCTACTGGATCGCCGATCGTCAGGGCCGTTCTTTCCAGCGCCTGAACGAGCTCTTCGCCGTCACCGGTCAAGTCGGTTTCCGCGCTACCCAGCGTGTGGATGGTCGTCTGGTGCTGGCTGAAGCCATGAAGTGCCTGGCTGTGAAGTCCTGATAACTCAACGACCATGGGAGCCATCTGATACCGGATGGCTCCCTTCCTGAAGGAGGAATGCTTTATGGCGAATACCTATAACACCAAGAACTATGCCGCACACGGCGGCGAGGAATGGGTCATTGGCGGCAAGCTGACCTTTCTGGAAGGCGCGGAGGTGGAGAACTTCCCCGGCGAGGGAGGCGGCGGTTCCTATACGCTGCCGACTGCCAGCGCTGACACGCTCGGCGGCATTAAGGTGGGTAGCGGCCTTACCATTACCGATGGTGTGCTTTCTGCGGATGGCATTACACCCGCCGCCTATCAGGCGGACAGCACTGCCAGCGCCTATACGCAGCTGAAGGAAGACTTCAATGCCCTGCTGGCCGCGCTGCGTGCTGCCGGGCTGATGGAAGCGACCGCACCGGAGACCCAGGAAACTGAGGGAACCGAGGGCGGTGGTACCTGATGATCGTCACCGTGGATGAAGTCAAAACCCATCTGCGCATCGAGCATGATGAGGAAGATGGCTACATCGAAAGTCTGATCAGGCAGTCCCAGACCGCCGCCGAGGATTACTGCCGGGTTTCCTTTGAGCCGGAACCGGACGAGGAAGGCAATGTGCCTGACGTGCTGGAGCCTGTTCGTCTGGCCGTCATCCTCATGACCAGCTTCTACTATGAAAACCGGGACATCCCGGACATGACCA